CAGCAAGGGTGATGCTTTCACCTATGGCAATGTCGGTTGCCTCAAGTGTTTGCACTACAGCGTAGTTATCTAAACGCTGATGGAATGTAACTGTGTATGTAGCCATGATTGGCTATCGCCTTTCGGGTTAGGCGACTACGATGCCCTGAATAAAGCTCGACTTAGCCACAAAAGTAGCAAAGTAGCCGTAGTAGGAGAATGTGCGTCCCAATGTGCTTGGTACTTCTACTGACATGAGGCCACGCTGTTGTTCGTAAATCTCGAAGCCTGGCGCGTACACAACGAGCATGGTGCCACTTGCGAAGTTGTTATCAACTACAACCTCAAGGCCGAGCACATTCATGCTGGTGTACTGGAGACCAGATACAAGGCCGATTGAGTTTGTGCCGATTAGGCCGTTGGTGTTGTAACCAAATACAGGACGCTTGTCAGCATCAAGCTGCTTGCCCAATTTTTCCCATACATCTGGTGACACACACAAGTGGGTTGGGAAGTAGTTGCTGTCCTCAGCGATTTCGCGTGCTGCGTCATACAGTGCGCTAATCAGTGAGGTTGGGTCGTCTGCCGTTACTGTCCAGGTAGAGCCTGATGCTGTTTTACCAGCAACAAGTGCGTCAGCTGCAATGTTGTCTGTTGCGATGAGGTACTCACCGGCAAGGTCATTGAGCACAAGGTTCAATGCTGCAGGATCAGTGAAGTCAATGTCTTGTACTGACAATGTGACCTGGCCAGCAACTGTGGATTTGGTAACAGTGTTGGAAGCAATAACCATTGTGGTGGCTGATGCTGCAGAGCCTTCAGTCTGTGTCGCTGCGCTTGTGTGCGTAGTGATCGTTGGGCGAATGAAAGTCTTGCTTGGTGTGTTTGGCATGGCGCGTGCACCAAAAGCCGATACCACTGGTCGTACAAAGTTCAGGTCTTGGAACAATGGCCCAAGTACAGGCACTGGCAACAAACCTGGGGTGTCAGTGGTGAGAATGTCACCAGCTGCAGCCTGGAGTGATGTTGCCTGCTTCTTTTGTGCGAGCTTGAAAGCTTCGTTTACATTACGGAAAGTATCGCCACCGATGTGCATTGCTGCAAGGTATTCGGCTGCTGATGGCATAACAAACTCACGCTTAGGCTGAGCAAAAACTGTAGATGCTTCGATTACTTCTGGGGCTGGTGTTTCTGACACTGGGTTCTCCTGTGGCTCTATGGGTTCAGGAGTGTCGGCTTCCTCTTTTGTATTATCGCTTATTTCCTCATCTGATGTGGGGATACTCGCTGCTACATCTGTGATGCTAGCACTCGCGCCAAAGGCACCGTGAGAAACTAGCGATAATTCAGTCCAGGCTGCTTTGTCAATCAGCATGACTCCAGCCTCGTTGTAGGTGAACTCCAATGGAGTGATGCCAACACTTACCTGGTCATACACATTTTCCAATGCAAGCTGGAGCGATTCCTCGCCAAGCACCGTCTTAGCCACTTTGGCCTGGAACAGCATGCCCTCTGGAGTGTCCTCACGAGCAATGACTGTGCCGATTACCTTGTCAGCCGAGTGGCCTACAAACAGCTTTGGGTTAGGGCCATCAACAGGTAAAGCACCAGGCGAAAGCATGATTTCTGTGCCATCGCTCACTGTGGCTACAACATTGTAGGGCGCTGCAATACCGGTGATGGTTCTGCTTGGGGTGCCATCGGCTGCTGCTGCATCGATGCTTATTGCTGTGGCGTTGAACCTGATCATGCTAATTCCTCTTGTGTGTTTTCTTGGGGCATGTCGGGGCTGTCCATTTTATCTGCTGCGTAATTCTCAACGAGGTACTCATCTGCATCAAACTTTACATAAGTTCCACGAGGCAAAACATTGTTTTGGCTCAATGTTGCTGCAATGCAATCGGCGTATGCCTTGACACCAAAAATGTAAAGGTCTGCCCTGGCCTGCTCAGATGACTGATATGAATACGAGCCAGTCGATACGCCCACTAAATATGGGGGCACATTGGTAAGGCGTGCACACTCAAGCGCCTGGTAGTTCGCTGCATCAATCAAGAGCATTTTGTCGGGCGTTGCTGTGGTTTCTGTGTAGCTCAAAAACTCGTTGAGTGCAGCTGTCTGATTAGTGGCGCGTGCAGCGTTGAACGCTGACGCTAAATCGGCAAGCTCGGTGGCGCTCAATGGTTCGCCACCTGTTTGCTTCAAAACACCAGCAGGTATTGACGATTCTGCATTTCTGTAGCGTGCAGCCTCAAGTTTCAAGGCTGTGGCAACGGTCTGCTCAGACATGTAAACAATGCCCTGAACAGGGCTCAAGAATTGCACCAAATCTTTAGGGTCAATCATGTTGCCCTGGAAATAAACCTCTTTAGATGGCGCAAACCACACTGGCCCTGCTTGGTCTTGTGTCGTCACTGAGCCTGCTGGCAAGCGTGTAAAAGCTGTGGGGTATCCGTCTTGGGTGCGTGCTGTGATATACCAAAAAGCACGGCCATAAAAAAAGAGATCGTCAAATGTCCACGCCATAAGAAAGTTATAAGTGACGCTCGGGTCGGGTTGGCGTAGCCAGGTGCGTGGTGCAATATTGACTTGCTCCATCTCATCGCCGTTCCACATTTCGTTATACATCTTGAGAGGCATGCAAGCAATGACCGAGGCCATAAGGTCGCGTGCGCGTGAAATGGTCGCCACGCTCATAGCCCTGTTGCGTGCTGGACCTTCGATGTAGGTGTAGTACTGGCCGATGAGGTTCACGCCTGCAGAGTTAGGCGAGTATCCACCAGAGGCTGCAGCCTTTGCCGGTGCAGGTGAGATTGCTGCTTTATTGACTCGGTTGAATAGCGCCATGTTTGGATTATCTCACATTTTCTAGGTGGGGGGTGGTACTGCCCTGAGCAATTCCCGACAGAAAGCCCAGAGCAGTACCAGGTGAATCTTAGCGATTTACAACAACCAGCATGGGCTTACCACCTTGTTTTGGTCGAGAGGCAAGTGCAGCTGCAAAAATGGTGAGGCGTGCCAACTCGACAGGGCCAGGAGAGCGCTTACTAGAAATCACGAGGCTGTTCTGTTGGGTGACTGCTACTGCTCGGTTCATTTGTTCAGCCAGGTTTTGTTGCCCCTGGTGCACGAGCCTGCCATCGTTGATCATGCCCTTGACCAGTGATGTGTAGCGCATCAACTCGCCATAGCCCACAACTTTTTTACGCCTCTCCAAAGACAGTGGCACATGGTTTTCAAGTGGTGGTGTAACAGCCAACATGATCGAGGGATTTTCACAGGCCTTCAACAGAGCCTGCTGCATCTCAGGTAGAGAGCCCACCACAAACTCAACAGTGATATGAGCAACGCCTACATCATCAACGGCAGCGCGAACAGCAGAATATCTCGAGCCATCAATACTTGTATCTACAGCAATCCAGCCACCCTCAGGCCCAGGAATATCAGACATGCACTGCTCCCACTCGCCAGGTTGCAACCAGCAAGCATCGGCATTGACAAACTGGTTGAGAGAGCCACGCAAGAAAGATGATCTGTCAGGGTGCTCAGCATCAGCCAGCAAAGACTCCAGGTCGAGCGTGACACCGAGCGCTGGATTAGCCCAACCCCACCAGCGTGTATCCATAACATCAACCCCTGGTGGTGGCGACCATTCAGCAAAGTAAAACTGCCCCTGGCGCTTATCATCAATCAGCTGTAGCCCTTGTTCTCGGTAGCGCAACATAGCAATCGAAGCCTCGGTACCGGCAGTGGAAGTCATCAACATGATCGGTGAGCCACCAGCTGTGCGCATGTTGCGTGCCTTCATCGTTGGCCTAAGAGAATGAGCGAGCACATTGTCCTCAACTGCATACACCTCATCAACCCAGATGAAGTCTGCCGATAGGCCCATTCCTGCCGATGGTGTTGCAGCCTTTACAAGCCAGCGAGAACCATCAGGCATATCACAAGTGTTACGGCCATACGCGCGCTTTAATGTCGCGCCGAAATACTCCTGCAAAATAGGAGCCACCACCTCAAACTGGCGAACAGCAAGCGACAACTCATGAGCCGAATTGACAACTGTTTGTGGCTTGCCACGCAACTGAGCAATAGAAGTAAGCCACGCCCCAATACACGCCTGCCCTAAAACCGTTTTACCATTCTGACGCGCCACAGAAATAAGCGCTGCACGATTGATTAGATCACCGGTATCAGCATCAGCCTCGAAAACACCATCGATGGCGTAGAGCTGCCAATCCATGAGCTCGACCTTCATGTACTTGCTAGCAAACTCAGCGACCAACTCAGCGTAAAGAGAAAACCCTTTTCGAGCAGTTTCCAATCTGGGCTCAACACGGCCAACACCTGCAGGCCCTGGCTGGTTCGCGCCAGTTGTCGCCAGTTCGCTTTCCTTTGGGGATATATGGCCT